TTCTCCTGCCCCTATCGGGGTAGCTCCGCTCACTGAGGAGGAGTTCAAGGCTGCTCTGCCTGACAAGGTGAAGAAGTCCGTCAGTCCGGCGCTGATCGCTGAGGTCAACAAGATCATGGGTGATCCGGACTTCTTCGAGCACTACAAGGACAACCTGATCAGCCATGCGTCCGTGATGAAGGACGGCAAGTACAAGGTCACAAGCTACCTCGATGCGGTGAAGTACGTCGCTCACAAGCTGATGAACCGGACCAACTTCGACGCCTACAGCCGGACCTTCCCAGACAAGATTGCTGGCTTCAAGGCTCAGGGCACGAGTGACAAGGACATCTCCAGCTACGTCTCGGCCTACAACAAGGGCCAGCTGGTGAACGCGATCTGGGCTCAGTCCATGATCCCGGTGTCGGTCTACAACCAGGGCTACTTCCAAGAGGCGCTGAACACCCAGTTCCAGCTGATGACGGACATGAACGTCAGTCCCAAGGTCCGGTCGGATGCCGCGAACTCGCTGCTGACCCATCTGAAGCCACCCGAAGTACAGAAGGTGGAGCTTGCCATTGGTGTGTCTGAGGATGGTTCGATTGCTGCTCTGCGCCGCGCTACCCTGGAACTCGCCGAAGCACAGCGGTTACAAATTGGTGCAGGTGTTTTGACCGCACAACAGGCCGCTCATTCCAAGATTGTCCCTGCTGAAGCTGACATTGTGGATGTTGTATCGAAGACTGTTCCGTAGTAGCAGGTTAAACTCACCGCCAAATGAACAGAAGGGTTCTAAATGGCGGCGCAAGATCTACAACGGCTGTTGGCCGAGGCTGATGCGAGGAACAATCTCCCAAAAGGGACGATGGCCTCGGTTTGGCAGCAGGAAACGGGTGGTCAGTCCAAGTATCTGGACGATCCGACGGCTTACCACTACGCAGCGGGTGCTGATGGGCGTAGAGTTGCGCCCCACACAGGACAAGTGAGTACTGCTTTCGGTCCCTTTGGGATTCTCGAAAGCACGGCGCGTGACCCGGGGTATGGGGTCAAGCCGCTTGCGAGCAAGGATTTGGGGGAACAGATCCGGTTTGCGAGCGACTACCTGGCTGCGCGGAGCAAGTCCGCGGGTGGGCTCGACAAGGGCCTCGCCGGGTATGGGGAGGGAGCGAAGTACGCCGCACAAGTGGCCGCTCGCCGTGATGGAGAAGCAGGGATCAGCCGGGGGACTCGACGTCCTCAGCCTGGTGCGACACCGGCTGTGCCGGCTGACCCTGCGACTCTGCCTATTACTGAGCTCGCTGCCATGTCGCCTCACCCTGCGGGTGAGGCTCCTGTCCAGCTCGCAGAAGTAGCGCCAGCTCAGCCCTCAGCTGAAGACCAACAGGCGTGGGCGCGGTTCCAAGCCGAGATGGATGCGCGTGGCCGGGCCCAGTCCGAGGTGCCGATGGCCCAGCAGTTGGCTGCATATGGCTCCGGGGTGCAGGCTCCGACCTTCAACACAGGGCCGGTGGCCCCTGCCGCGATCGATTTCCGGTCCTTCGGGAAGTGGGGTCGAGCGTGAAGGATGCTGTAGCCGAGGCGCTCGAAGATGCGATGACGGTCGAGCAGTACCTCGACGGCATCAACTACTCCCCCGACCCGACGTATGTCCCCAGCGTGTTCGCGCTGGAGTTTGTGTCCTTCATCAAGCTGGTCAACGGCCAACAGGGTGAAGAACACAAAACCCCGCTAGTTCACTACCGGATGCTGGACACCATCTCCAACGGTGGAACCAACATCATCAACCTGTGCCACCGCGGTATCGCCAAGACCACGGTCATGGGCGAGTACCTGTTCCTGTACATCGCGGTCTACGGTGAGCTTCCTGGCTTCGGACGGGTGGACCTGGCCATCTATGTGTCGGACTCCATCGAGAACGGGGTCAAGAACATGCGGAAGAACTTGGAGTTCCGCCGCGACAACTCCTCCTTCCTGATGCAGTACCTGCCGGTGGCACGGTTCACCGACATCCGGTGGGAGTTCCACAACGTCGATGGCAAGGTGTTCATCGTCAAGGGCTACGGCGCCAAGACCGGTGTGCGCGGTGCCAAGGAAATGGGCAAGCGGCCGCAGCTGGCGGTGCTCGATGACTTGATCAGCGACGAGGACGCGAGGTCTGAGACTGTCATCAGCGCTGTGGAGGACACGGTTTACAAGGCCGTCGATTACGCCCTCCATCCCACCCACAACATGATCATCTGGAGTGGCACGCCCTTCAACGCGAAGGATCCACTTTACAAGGCGGTCGAGTCGGGTGCCTGGTCGGTGAACGTGTTCCCGGTGTGCGAGCAGTTCCCGTGCGCGGAGGCTGACTTCCGTGGCTCGTGGCCCGATCGATTCACCTACGCCTACGTCAAGAAGCAGTACGACAAGGCCGTCAAGACGGGGAAGGTGTCCAGTTTCAACCAGGAACTGATGCTCCGGATCATGTCCGAGGAAGACCGGGTGATTCAGGACTCGGACATCGGCTGGTACCGGCGCGATGCGGTCATGCGGAACAAGAGCCGCTTCAACTTCTACATCACGACCGACTACGCCACGTCGATCAAGGACAAGGCCGACTACTCGGTCACCTCCGTCTGGGCGCTGAACAACGTCGGCGACTGGTTGTGGGTGGATGGCAAGGTCCGGCGCCAGCTGATGGACAAGAACATCGACGACCTGTTCACGTTCGCCCAGGCGTTCAAGCCGCAGAGCGTCGGGATCGAGGTAACCGGCCAGCAGGCTGGGTTCATCCCCTGGATTCAGGACCAGATGATGGAGCGGAACATCTATTTCACCCTGGCCAGCGACCAGAAGGGTGGAGAACTGGGCATGAGGCCCAACACGAACAAGATTGAGCGCTTCAATCTGGTGGTTCCGCTGTTCAAAGCCAAGAAAGTCTTCTTTCCCATCGAGAAGAAGGCGGAATTCGAGATGCTGGAGGCCATGAACGAGCTAAGTCTGGTGTCTGTAGGTGGGTTCAAGTCGAAACATGACGACTTCTTGGACACAGTGTCCATGTTGGCGAGCTTGAAGACGTGGAAACCGTCACAAGACGGGGAAATGGTCGAGAAAAGGCAGGAAGGCAACAAGAATCCGATGTGGGACATTGAAGTAGACGACAATACGGACGATCAACTCAGTTCGTACATCGTTTAAGGGACTTCGATGAAGCTTCAGGAAATCTTCGACCAGTTGGGTACTGGCGAGTTCAGTCAGATCAGCCTCGGTGGGCAACTACCGGGTGTGATCAACGAACTGAACCGAGCCAAGGTGATGAACCACATCAATCTTGGACTCACCGCGCTATATACCCGGTTCACCCTCAAAGAGAGCCGCATCAAGCTCAACTTGCAGGCGAATGTCGATACGTACCCGATCACGAGCAACTTCTCCGTGAATTCGCGCCGGGCACGTGCCGAGATTCGTTACCTGCTGGACACGCCGGCTCAGCCGTTCGACGACGACATCTTGAAGATCGTCCGGGTCGAGACGGATGACGGGGTGGAGCTGGACCTGAACAACCACTCGAACACCCTGTCGGTGTTCACGCCGACGGCCGCAATCCTGCGGGTGCCCATGGGCATGGTCAACGGTGACCGGAGCATCCCGGAATCCCTCAAGACGGTGAACCTGCTGCTGTCCTACCGGGCGGCGCACCGAAAGATCGTCGAGGGCGTGGGCTACTTCGACCCGTCTCGCTACGAGGTCGAGCTGCCCGACTCCCATCTGGAAGCACTCCTTTGGTTCGTGGCTTCGCGTGCGCACAACCCCATCGGGATGGGCCAGGAATTCAACGCGGGCAACACCTACTACGCCAAGTACGAGAACGCCTGCGCCCAGCTCGAAGCCACCGGCATGGAAGTCGACCAAGGCTCCGAGAACTATCGTCTTCAGCGTAACGGCTGGGTCTAAAGAAAGAACAACAACATGAGCGACCTCAGCGAACAAAACCGTCTGGCCGAAAACGCCCCGGAAAAACTGACGACCTGGAAGAACGCGCCCGAGCTG